ATGCGAACAAGACCGAGCTGAAGGCGCTGAGCGAGAAGATCGCCCGCGAGGAGGAGATCGCCGCCTACGTCGCCGAGACGTCCGCCAGTGCCTCGACCGGTTTCGAGACCTCGGCCCCCGGCCAACCGGCCGAAGGGCGCAGCGTGGCCTCCCGCCAGACCGGCCCCCGCGGCGCCCGCCGCATCGGCCCGGTGCAGGCCGGCTTCGAGCAGGACCCGAACTGCGGTTTCGAGCGGCCCCGCGACTTCATCCTCTGCGTGATGCAGCACGGCGATCGCGAGGTCCAGGCCGCGGCCGACCCCCGCCTCCGCTTCCTGGCCGCCGCCGGCAGCGACGAGCAGGGCGCCTACGCCGATCCCTACGGCGGCTTCCTGATCCCGCTGGGGTTTCACCCGGAGCTGATGGCCCTGACGCCCGAGGATGACCCGGTCGGCGCGGCCACCACCAAGGTGCCGATGGAGGTCCCCAAGGTCGAGATCCCGGCCAGGACCGACAAGGACCATTCCACCGGCTCCGTCACCGGCGGACTCTTGGTCACCCGCCGGGCCGAGACCCAGAGCCAGCAGGCCACCCGCATGCAAATGGAGCGCGTGGCCCTGATGGCCACCAGCCTCTTCGGCCTGGCCTACGCCACCGAGGAACTGCTGGCCGACTCGCCCACGAGCTTCGCGGCCCTCCTGGCCCAGGGGTTCAAGGACCAGTTCACCGCTCACCTCTTGAACGAGCGGCTCTTCGGCACGGGCGTCGGCGAGTTCGAGGGCGTCATGAACGCCCCCTGCCTCGTGACGGTGGCCAAGGACTCGAACCAGACGGCCAAGACGATCAGCTACACGAACGTCATCAACATGCGGAGCCGCTGTTACCGCTACCAGAAGGCCGTCTGGCTCTATAACCATGACTGCCTCCCGCAGCTCATGCAGTTGTACTTCAGTCCGGCCGGCGCCACCAACGCCCTGGCGGTGCCGGTGTGGCAGGCCTCGCTCCGCGACGGCGAACCCGAACGGCTCTTGGGCCGCCCCGCCTACCCGACCGAATTCTGCCAGACCTTGGGCACGACCGGGGACCTGATCCTCGGCACCTGGGACGAGTACCTCGAGGGGACCTACGAGCCCCTGAACTCGGCCGAGAGCATCCACGTCCGCTTCGTCAACCACGAGCGTACGTTCAAGTTCTGGCTCCGCAACGCCGGCAAGTGCTGGTGGAGGACACCGCTCACGCCGCGGCGCTCGGCCAGCACGCTCTCCCCGTTCCTGGCCCTGGCCACGCGGTCGTAAGCTCGGTTCGCCGTCAGTCGTCAGTGGTCGGTTGTCACTCGCAACGGGCCAGGGACGACGGACCACGGGCCCCTATCCCCCTGACCCCCGACCCCTCTCTCCGAGGTTTTTCCCATGGGTATCAGTCCCGCCAACGGTCCCTCCGCCGTCTCGACTCAGAAGCTCTTCGCCCGCGAGGCGATCCAGATGGGCCCGCACAGCCCGAGCGACACCAACGCCGACGTCTGCTCCAGCCTGGGCTGGGTGGACATGCAGGAATTCGACATCTTCGCCTGCCTGGCGATGGCCACGCACCTGGCGGCCAACTCCAACGGGATTACCCTGCTGGAGATCGTCGCCGCCACGGACACCAACGGCGATAACCCGACCCTCATCAAGACCTCGGGGGCCTGCAACACGGCCAACGCCAACCTGACCGACTACCAGTGCCTGGAGTGCCTGGCCGAGGAAGTCGATCAGATCGGCCAGGCCGCCGGCCTGTCGCTGCGTTACGTGGCCGCCGTCCTCACGATGGACAACGCCAACAGCCTGGCCGCGGTGACCTACGTCCGCTCGGGCGCCAAGGCCCCGCACCTGAACCTGACCGCCCCGGTGGTCGGCTGAGAAGCAAGTGTCGGGTGAGAGGTGTCAGGTGTCGGCCTGCACCGTCTGACGCCTGACCCCTGGCACCTGACACCTTCCGCACCCCATGCACATCCTCCAGCCCGATGCCCGCAAGCAGATCGTCCTGGGCTTCCCCAGCCCGGGCGGCGCGTGCATGTCCTACGAGACCGCGCGGGCCCTGTACCGGGGCACGCAACGGCACGATCTGGCCCTCCTGCTCTCCGTGGGGAGCTGGGACGGTTTCAACAACCTGTGGGCCAGCGCCCTGAACCTGGCCGAGGCCGGCCAGGCCACGCATTTCGCGATGCTCCATGCGGACATCGCGCCGGAGGAGGGCTGGCTCGATCTGCTGGCCGACGAGCTCGACCGGCTCGGGGCGGACCTGGTTAGCGTGGCGGTGCCCCTGAAAGACGGCCGCGGCGTCACCAGCTCCGGGATCGGCGACCCGGCCGACCCGTGGCACCCGTATCGCCGGTTCACGGTGCGAGAGCTTTTCGACTCGAGCCTGCCGGAAACGTTTTCGGCGGCCGACGCGGGCCATCCCGGCGGGATCTTCCTCCACAACGACGGCTGCTGGATGTGCGACCTCCGCCAGGAGGCCTTCCGCAGCACGGATGCGGAAGGGCGCCTCATCGCCGATTTCCACTTCCCCCGCGAGGTGTTCCGCGACGGAGCCGACGGGAAGTTCAAGGTCCGCGCCGAGTCGGAGGACTGGTATTTCTCCAGAAAACTGCACGAGCTGGGCATCAAGAGCTACATCACCCGCAAGGTCCGCCTGACCCACGCCGGCGGCTACGCCTTTTCGAACGTCCTGCCCTGGGGCACCTACCGGCACGACCTCGATACGCCGGGCGGCAAGGCCCTGGAGGAGGCGGCCGTTGCCCGCGGTCAGTTGTCCGTTACGACCGACAATTGACGACCGACAACTGACCACCGATGCGCTACCAGCAGCTCGTACCGCCGGATCCCTGCCTGGAGGTCGTTTCCACGGAGGAGGCGGCCCGGCAGTGCTTCGTCAGCAACCCGCAGGAATTCCCGTACCTGCGGGGACTCGTGAAAAAGGCCGTCGAATGGATCGAGCGTACCCTCAGCCGCCAGCTCCTCACGGCCACCTGGTGCTGCTATCTCGACGCCTTCCCCAACGAGATCGTGCTGGAGCGGTGCCCGGTCCAGACGGTAACGCAGATCGAATACACCGATACCGAGGGAAACTCGCAGATCCTGCCGCCGGACCAGTACCAATTCGACGTGGCCAGCCAGAACTGGCCGGCCCGCGTCCAGCCGGCCTACGGACTGATCTGGCCGGTGACCCGCGGCTATAGCCGCACCTGGCCCACGATCGAAGCTAACCACCTGGGAGAACTCCCCGAGATCACCGGCTTTTACAATGCCGTCCAAGTCACCTTCACCGCGGGCTACGGCACGCCGGAAGAGGTCCCGCCCGGCCTGCGGCACGCGATCCTATTGGCCGCGGCCGGCTGGTACCGCGACCGCGAACCGACGACGATCGGCCCGGGGATCACCGTCAACCCGCTGCCCCACAGCCTCGAAGCGCTTTTGAGCCTCGAGGACTGGGGCCAGTACGCCTGAAGAACGGGGGATTAGGGACTGGGGATTAGGGATTGGCCTCTCTAATCCCCAATCCCCAATCCCCAATCCCTCCTATGCTCTACCGCCTCGACGCCGGCCGGCTCCGCCACCGCGTGAGCGTCCAGGCCCCGCAGCTCAGCACGCCGGGCCAAATGGGCGACGCGGCCGAAGTGTTTCAAACGATCGAGGGCCTCTCGATGGTCCCGGCCGAGATCGAGTGGCTCGACGGCCGCAAGCTGTTGGCGGCCCAGCAGGTCCACGCCGAGGCCACCGTAACCGTCCTCGTGCGGTTCGACCCGCGGATCACCCAGAAGTGCCGCCTCCTGACGGACAACGGCCACACGCTCTATCCGGTCGCCTCGACGCCCGACACCCTGGAGCGGTGGATAACGCTGAGCTGCAAGGAGCATCCCTAGTCGGTTGTCCGTGGTCCGTTGCAGACAACTGACGACTGACGACTGACATGTCCGCCGTTTCCTTCACCGTCCACGGCCTCGACGAGCTGAAGAGGTTCCTCGAAAAATTCCCGGGGCAGCTCTCGACGAAGATCGTCCGCCAGGCCTTGCACGACGCGGCGAAAGTCGGCGTCCGGAGCCTGAAGGCCGAGGCCCGGGAGCACGACGGCCGCGGCGAGATCCGCGTGAACATGCGGACCCTGAAGCGGCGGATCGCGCACCTGAGCGATTCGGCCGTCGCGGTCACCCGGCACTACGCCAACGGGATCGAGTACACGGCGGTCGGCTTCGAGTGGCCCTTGGGCGCGGCCGGCTGGCTCGTCGAGCACGGCCACCGCATGGTGGTCGGCGGCACGGTCGCCCGCATCGCCGGCCGGGCCCCGAAGGCCGACAACAGGACCCTGACCGGCGCCGGCCGCGTAGTCGGCTTCGTGAAACCGCACCCCATCGCCCTGCCGGCCTTCGAGAAGTGCCGGGCGGCGATGGACGAAGCCTTCGAAGCGGCCGTGCGAGACGGCGTCGAGGAAAACGCCGCCGGATAGTCGTCAGTCGTCACTTGTCGGCTGCAACTGACGACCGGCCACTGAGCACTGAGGACTCGATGCTCCCACAGGCCAGACTCACCGCCCGCCTGAAAAAAATCCCCGCGGTTGCGGCGATCGTCGGCGAAAACGTCCTGCCGGTCCTCGTGCCCTCGCCGAGCCAATATCCGGCGGTGGTGTACCAGGTGCTCTCGAACGTCCCGTGGAACGACGCCGACGGCGGGAGCAATTCCTACACGATGCGGCTCCGCGTGAGCTGCGTCAGCCTCTCGCAGGGCAACCTGCGGCCCTACGAGACGGCCTGGTCGCTGGCCTCGGCCGTCGCCGGCGACGCCGAGAACCCTAATGGAAACGGCCCGACCGGCCTGTCCGGCTGGGTCGACGAGCATCACTCCGTCTGGCACCTCGCGGACGAGTTCGACGAGGCGGGCGAGATCCAGCTCGGCACGGATACCTTCTACGCCTACGTGGTCAATCAGCTCTACGACGTGCAGTACGTGCGGCATGCGCGGCCTTGATCCGACCGATCATCCCCGGGACGCGGTCCCGGGGCTTTGGCCCCTGACACCTGACACCTCTTACCCGGCACCTTCCCATGTCCAATCCCGCCTGGCAACGCAATTTCAACGGCACCACCCTCACGCTCGGCGGCGTGAGCCAGGGCAAGATCACCTCGGTTTCCCTCAAGAAGGGCGGCGAAAAGATCCCCGTCTGGGAACCGGGCGACCTCATCAAGCTCTTCGAGCTGGGGATCCCCGACGCGGCGATCTCGATCGGCCTGGGCGGCGTCACCGGCCCGACGCAGGGCGCCGTCGGCGCCCTGGCGATCGTCCTGGGCAACGGCAGCTCGCTCGTCGTGCCCGGCAACACCTGGCAGTGCATGTCGGTCTCGACGAGCGGCCGCTCCGACGCCAACTGGACCGGCGACGCCGAATACGCCCCGACGACCGATACGAACAGCACGCCGTGATGCCGGTTGTCAACTGACAACTGACAACGGACGACGGACATAACCCTTCGGAGCCTCTCATGTCCCTGCGCGATTCGCTGCTCGCCACCCGCAACGCCGCCGACGTCCCCTTGACGCCGGCCCCGCCCACGCCCGAGTGGCCGGCCGTCGACGGCCGGCTCTTCCTGGGCACGCTGTCCGAGGCGGACCTCGGCAGCATCTCCAGTTCCGGCGCGGGCCAGGAGGCCGACGAGGGCCTTTTTCGCGCGGGACTGGTCTGCAAGGTCTTGCGGGACGCCAACGCCAACCGGGTCCTGCAGGACTCCGACGCCCCGGCCATGGCCGCCAAGGAAACCCTCGTCATGGAGCGGCTGTATCACGCCGCGCGTGAGGCCAACGGGCTGACGGAGGAGAACCGCCGCGGTTTTTTGCCGACTGCCGCGAGCACGGCCCAAAATGGTTCGCCCACCTCCTCGCCCGCACCGTCGGCCGCACCGCCGACGTCGACCGGTTCCTGAGAGAGATCCCGGCCGGGCAGTTCCGGCGGTGGAAGGACCTGTACGACCTCGAGCCCTGGGGCGAAGAGCGGACCGATTTCGCGATCGGCACGCTCATCATGCACCTGGCCGCGTTGCACGGGGTCGATCCCCGCGAGCCGGTCGAGTACATGCACTACCTCCGCGCGGCGCAGCCGCCGAAGCCCTTCCTCCCCGAAGACCGGGTCCTCGCCTTCTTCGAGGAGCTCTGCGAGCTGATGAAACCCAAAGAGGCGGTGTCGCCGGCCCCGCGCCCGGCTTCTAGCACCTGACACCTGACACCTAGCACCTGACACCTCCCATGTCCAACCCCTACGACCCGCAAGACTACTTCTGGTCCCTGTGGGACAACGGCACCTACGATTGCGACTCGGCCCCCACCGCGTCGGGCTTCGCCACGGCGGGCTGCAAGCAGGGGCGGTTCTACGTCAAGCGGGCCGGCACGGGCGACACGAATTGGGCCTGGGCCCATAAGAACGGTTCGAGCCAGCAACAGCGGCACTTGAAATTCACCTCGGGCGGCTCACCCAACAACAGCTTCGACCTCTTCCCGTACTGCGATGCCTCGGGAAACCCGCTCACCGTGTTTCCCTACGCGGGCACCTTCCTGCTCGCCCGATTCAAGCTCGCGCCCACCACGCACAATATCCAGTTCTACCTGACGGGCCTGCTGAACCCCGGGCTCTTCTTCGGCGCCCTGGGCGTCAGTTCGACGGCCCGCGCCTTTTATTGCCAGGACAACGCCCTGGGCGCCGGCGGCGAGGGCTGGGGCCAGGGGGGCGGCACGACGGCCGTCCCGCCGTGGCCGCAGCTCGATCTCGACACCACCACCTTCCGCGACGTCATCGGCATCAACGTCTGCCAGGTCCTCCGCGCCGTGGATTACGCGGGGACCGATCCGCGCAACCCGCTGGGCACGCCGGCGGTCCTGTGCGAAACCTGGATCCAGGCCCCGCCGATCGTCTTCGGCTGCACCTGTCCCACCGACGGCGCCAAGTGGTGGTGCCTGGCCGCCAAGTGGGTCCACAACGCCAACCTCGGCGCCTCGCAGAGCTCGCCCGGCACGGCGGCGATCAACGCCGAGATCGACCTCGGCCAGTACACCCTGACCGACACGCTGGTCAACACGACCTACCTCTACGAGGTGCGTTTCGGCATCGGCACGTTCGATCCGGCCGCCGAGGGCTCGGGCATCCGCGCGTTGCCGCTGAGCTCGATCACCTATGCCTCCGGCTCCCTGATCCACTACTTCGGCCCCGACGTGGCGCAGCTCCCCGGCGGCCGCCTGATCTACGCCAGCGAGCAGACTTACGGCACCAGCTACGTCGAGCGGTGCTGCGAGGTGGCCCTGTCCGGCGGGGCCGTGGACAACGTCGCCGCCGCCGCGCCGGTCCTGAACGACTGGACCTTCCAGCAGCCCGACGGCGCGGGCGTGGCCTTTTTCAAGGACACGGGGTCGCCGGGCGGTGCGATCGCCGGCAACGGCAACTATTACTCCGGCCGCGTCCTCCTCGATCCCGTCCGCGCGGCGGCCGGCCAGCCGAGCCTGCTGGTGGTCTCCACCCGCGGATTCGGGGGCGAGGCCGGCAGCAATACCGCCTGGTGCGAGATGGCCGCCCGCGTGGGCACGATCGGCGGCTCGGGCACCACGGTCACCTGGGGCGCGGAGCAGTCCTCGAAGACCGGCAAGACGCCCGTCAAGGCCTACACCTGCGCCGGCGACTTCGCCGCGGATTACCCCACCGCCAACAACCTCTACGCCCAGACGAGCTACAGTTGCCCGGTCCTGACCCAGGGCAACGCCGCCGGCATGTGGCTCGTGCCGTGGACGATCTACGTCTACCAGGGCGCGTCGAACCTGGCCTGCCCGCTCGTCCTGACCTGGAGCGCGAATGCCGGCGCCGCATGGAGCTCCCAGAAATGGGACTTCACCGCCGCCGACGCCGACGGCAATACCGGCTGGGGCGAGGTCTCCGCGTCGGAGATCAGCCCCGATTCCTCGGGCAACTCCCGCGTAATGCTCTTCCTGCGGACGAACACCTACCTCCGCACCCTGATCCTCACCTGGAGCCCCACCGCCAACGGCTGGACGAGTTCCCTGGGGGCCACGCCCGCCAACCTGCAGGCCGCCACCGTCCAGCACGCCGGCGCCGTGAGCACCAAGGCCGAAGTCGTGTTCGCCGGCGGCCCGATCTGCTCGCTGCCGAACCTCGTCAACGGCCGCCTCTTCCTCCTCGTCGATGCGATGAACGAGTGGGAATACAGCGATCCGATGGACACCCGCGGCCGCCCGGCGCTCTACTACTGCGACGACGCCGGCTCGACGGCCAATCCCGGCGGCACCTGGCACCTCGACGCCAGGTCCCCGCTCTGGCAGGGCTACAACGCGTACCAGGCCGCCTTTGACGGCGCGCCGGCGATCCGCAGCGACGGCGAGGGCGGCCTGCTGGCCTGCCTCTTCCCCCAGAACACGGCCTGGCAGTTCCTGGTCCGCGAGCCCTTCTTTTTCGCCAAGGAAACGGCCTTGAACCTGGCCGCGCCGGGCAAGGTCGCCCTCGGCACCAACCGCGGCGATATGGTTTTGGGGACGCGGACGGATTGCCCCGCCGCCGACGCCCTGGCGGGCACCTCCTACGGCGACCCGGGCGCGCCGATCATCGGCAGCGGCCCGCAGTTCTACCCGTCGACCTACGACGTGCGGCTCGGCGTCAATCGCGGCGACGGCAACTCGGGCACCTGCGTCGTGCCCGCGGCCGCCGACGTGCGGCACGCCGTCGCCGTCGACCATACCTTCGGCCAATGCTATGTCCCGCCGGCCGACAGTGTCTTGGTGGGAGTCCAGGTCGACGACAATTCGATGGGCTCCCTGGGCCTCGTCCAATTGGCGGACCTCCTGCCCATCGACCCGAACTCCGGCGCCATGACCCTGACCGTGGGCGACGACTACACCTCGAACACCGGCCAGGTCCTGCCGTTCTCCGACCCGGGCAACTGGCCGAACCTCTCCGCCAACGGCACCACCCTGACGCTCTACGTCCGCAACGCCGCCGGCCCGCAGTTGACGGTCACCGGCTCCCTGGTGGCCAACAGCAGCCCGCAAGAGATCGTCTTCCAGCCGCTCCACGCCAACACGGCTACGATGGCCGCCAGCAGCACGCTCGGCGACAACCGCTACGCCGTCGAGGCCGACCTGCCCGGCGGCCTGGTCCGCACGCTCCTCGACGACCTGCCCTGCACCGTCCGGCTCGGCCGGGCCCAGTAGGTGAGAGGTGTCAGGCGTCAGGTGTCAGGTCTGATGCCGCCGGACTGTAGCCGTTGGCTATGTTTTCCCGACACCTGACACCCAGCACCTGACACCTGCCATGTCCGACGCCGTAGCAAAATTGCGCTGGGACCTTCTGGCCGACGTGGCCGGCTTCACCGGCCCGCTCGAGCAGGGTGGCGCCGCCGTCGAAAAAATGGCCGCCCGCTTCGATCGGGCCTTCGACTCGATCCGGCAGTCCGCCGCGCGGGCGAGCCGCGAGCAGGAGGCCTGGTCCAAGTCGATGCAGGGCGAAGGCTCTTTCTTCGCCAGCTCGCAGACCGCCGGCGGCGAGACCTCGTCTAGCCGCCACCGCGGCCGCCTGGCCGACCAACTCGGTCTGGGGCAGTCCGCCCGGATCGAGCTCACCCGCGAGGCGGCGCAAACGGCCGCGACGATCGGGGACGTGAAGAAGAAGGTTGCGGGCGAACTCGAAAAGGCCGTCACCGAGCTGGGGGAGAAGGCCGGCCTGGGGGGAATCTTCGGCGGCGCGGCCAAGTTCGTCAATGGAAATCCGCTCCTGGCCCTGGGCACCCTGGCCGCCGGCGGATACATCGAGCACGAGCGGGAGAGGCGGAATTACGTCCGCGAGGTCGGCCACGCCGCGGAGGCCTGGGGAG